TTTAATTACAAAATAGTTAAATGTAATACTGAGCAAGTAATTATTAATATTAACAATGAGAATAGGGCTATCTTTGGAATCAGTGCTGGGAGCGATATTTCGGGAATTAATTTTGAATCTCAAAGACCACAAATTATTAATATTGATGACTTAGAAGAACTAGATCAGGCTAATAGTATTGAGAGAACTGATAAACTACTGGACTGGTTAGAAACTACTCTATTAAGCCGTTTGCCTTCGCTCGTGGACGGTAAAGTAAGAATGATTGGCACTAATTTAAGTTTAAATTCAATCATTAATAGAATGCTCACTAAGCAAGTAAATGGCTGGAATGTTTATAAATTTAGTGCATTAGACGAAACAGAAAAAAGTATTTGGGAACAAAGACACCCAGCCAACGCTTTAATTCAGCTTAGAAATGATAACCCTTCTGTCTTTGCCAGAAATTATATGAATAGTCCTATTGATTCAAGCTATTCACTTATTCAGAGGGAAGACTTAAGATATTATGAGCATTTAGATTTAGATAAAATAAAAGAGATATATATTCATGCTGATACTACTCACACAGCCAAGACAACAAGTGATTATTTTTGTTTAATGGCAATGGGTGAGCATATTGATAATAAAAATTTATATGTAATTGATTTTATACTTGACAAACTAGACCCAGAGCAACAAGCCAAGCAATTAATATTAATGTATTCAAGATTTGGGAATAAAGTCAAAAAAATAACTTTTGATGAAAAGGCTAATCAAGGCTTTGGGTATTGGTCTAAAGAGCTGGCAAAGAAAGAATATAATATTAGTTTGCCTTTATCAGAATTAAAATATAATTCAGATAAATTAAATCATTTTGAGCCTCATATTCCGCACTTTAAAGCTAATAGAATTTATTTACCTGAGAAACATAAAGATTTAAATAATGCTATTCAGCAACTATTAGCTTTTCCTTCTAAAGGTATAAACGACGATTTTGTAGATGGTTTGAGCGGTGTTTTAGACAATTTTAATAAAAAAAGTAATAATATTAGTGTTTGGGCGGTAAACTATTAATTAAAATTTATGAATATATTTAAATCTTTTAAAAACTTTTTCAAAAAATCACACAATTCAAGTCTAATCAATGATTTGGGGGCTTATGATAATGTTAAAAACTCAATGGCCTTTTTGAAAGAGGGTTATGCGTGGAATGCCATTGTTTTTTCGTGTGTGTCTAAAATCGCTCAGGCTTGTGCAGAGCTTGAAATTGAGTCAGTAAATGAAAAAAACGAATATGTTGAAAAACCCACAGAATCAATTTTACTTTTAAAAAAACCTAATTTATTCCAGTCGCAAAATACGTTTATTGAGAGCGCAATTATTTACCATCAAGTAACTGGATCGGCTTTTGTTGAAGGTGTAATGAGCGGGAATAAAGTAATTGAGTTAAACGTTATCCCATCGCATGAGGTAACGATTGAGAGCTATAACACAAATAATCCATACTACCCTATCAGTTATACATGGAATAGTAATGGGAATTTAAAAAAATGGGAATTAGACCCAATTCAAGGCGGTTTCCAGACACAAAATAAAACAAGTAAATTATTACATTTTAAAATATTTAACCCATTAAATCCAAAAGAATCATTAAGCCCATTAAGTGCGGGTGCTTATGCTGTAGACGCTTTTAACAAAGGCATGGCGTGGAATAATAGCTTATTAAATAATCATGCCAAACCCTCATCAATTCTCACCACTGACCAAGTTCTAGAACCAAATCAAAGAGAGCAAATAGGCAAATATCTCAAATCTTTATCTGGAAGTAAAAACACGGCTAAGACTGCTATTTTTGAAGGTGGTCTGAAATGGCAACAAACAGCCTTAAGCCCGCTTGACATGGACTTTATCAATATACTAACTAAATCAACTGAACAGATTGCAATGATTTATAAAATACCTATTGATTTAGTCTTGGGGAATTCGACTTATGCCAATCTCAAAGAATCGAAAGAGATGTTTTATATTGATACCATAATCCCGCTTATGAACCGCTTTTTGAAAGAATTATCTTTATTTATTGAGCCTAAATCACCTAATTATATGCGAGTTGATATGGACGATATAATCGCACTAGAAAACATGAGAGAAAGATTATTTAATCGTAATATTAAAGGCGTTTCTGGATCTATTCTCACTCCTAATGAAGCTAGAGAGTCTATAGGCTATGACCCAATTGAAGGTATAGCAGACGACTTACTCACGAGCGGGGGAACTAAATTATTAGATGATATAGGTGCTGAAATAGTTAATGAATTGCAATCATTAAATAATGCCCAAAATAATAATAATAATAATAATAATAAATAATGCCATTATCAGATAAACAATTTATTGACGAATTTGATAGACTGCTCTCAAAGGGTGAGTTGAGATATGCCAAAAAAGTTAAAAAAGAAATAATAAGAGCATTAAAAAATTTAGAAAAAACATTAGTAAATAATCCAGAATTGGCCTTAGATGGCACTTTACAAACAGAACACGCTTTGCAATTAAAATTATTTCAAGATCAATCATCAAAAGAAGTATTAACCGCTTTTATTACCTTGCAAGCCAATCAATGGTCTTTTGAGCCGCCCTTTCAAGTTGTTAATAATATTTTGAATAATTATACTAATGCTTATACTTTGGAATTGAGTAATTTAAAAGCTAATACAACCTTTGAGGCGGTAAAAAAAAGAATTGTAGACGAAATTACAAATGGAACTGTTACCCCTAAATTTATAAGCCAAAAAATCAAAGAAGTAGTAAATATCACGCCCGCCCGCTCTTTGATGATTGCACGCACTGAAATTCATAATGCCTCTACTTATGCCCAGCATGAGATAGCTAAGTTATACTCTGATACTTACTCAATACCTTTATATAAAATTTGGCTACCAATCAAGGATAAACGCACAAGACCAGACCATTTAAAAATGTTAGACCATGCGCCCGTTCCTTTAAATGAGTTTTTTAGTGTTGGGTCTAGTTTAATGCTTAGACCAGGCGATCCAGCTGGTGGAGCTAATCAAACGGTCAATTGCAGGTGCAGTTTATTGTATAAAACTTTTGATGAGTTAAAAAAATGATAATATATTATAAAACTCTGATTAGGCTTGACAAAAAAATGAAACTGGAATACAAAACTCAAAAAATAGAATTTAAAGAGGATCAAATTGAAATAGGCTCTTTTGATGGGTATGCCTCGACTTATGGCAATGTAGATAGTGATGGGGATATTATTGCTAAAGACGCTTTCAGAGAATCAAGTTTGAATAATCCTATTGTAAAATTATTATACCAACATGATAAAACTCAAGTGTTGGGAATAGGGCAAATAAAGAGTGATTCCCAAGGTTTGTTTATTGAGGGTAAATTAAATTTAGATGTATCAAAAGCAAAAGAAGTTAGAAGTTTAATGAAGCAGGGAGCACTAGACAGCATGAGTATAGGCTTTAGAGTACCAGATTATAATAATGATATTGAGCATAAAGATGGGAATAGATTCATCAAAAGGGGGGAAGTCAAAGAGGTTAGTATCGTAACTTTTCCCGCTAATCCACAAGCTTTAATTAATAGCGTGAAAAATGAAAAAAATATTGCTAACATGACTATAAGAGATTTTGAGGATTTTCTGAGAGATTCAGGCTTTTCTAAACAAGAAGCTTTAAAAATTGCCTCAAAAGGCTTTAAAAGCTTACAGCAGAGTGATTCTGCTGAGGTTGATGATACTACTTTGAAATTTTACACAACCCTGAATGAATTAATTAAATAATGACTACAGAAATTGAAAAAAAGCTCTCAGACGAGACAGCCAAAATTTTTACTCGATTTGAAGAAATCAAGAAAGAAAATAAAGACTATACTGATGCGCTTGTAAAGGCTGAATCAGATAAATTGGCTGATGTTATCACTAAAAATTTAGAAAAATTACAAAAAATAGATTTGCTTGAAAAAGCCATTAATAGACAATCGGACTTTTTAAAAAACTCTGAAACTAATCAAGATGACTTAGAGACCAAAGCAAAAATTGAAGAATTTTTCAAAAATGGTGGCAAAAAAGAAATTTGTGTTCTGGAAAGAAAAGATTTAAGAACTGATTCTAATCCAGATGGTGGCTATTTAGTACGCCCTCAATTTTCGACTCAAATTATTACTAAAATATTTGAATCAAGCCCAGTCCGCCAATATGCCGACGTAGAGACTATAGGCACAAATGAATTGGTATTAGATATTGATGATAATGAAACGGGTTATGAATGGGTCGGAGAGGGCAGTTTAGGCTCTGATACTACTACCCCACAAATAGGACAATTATCTATTAAAGTCCACAAAATAGCAACTAAACCAAGAATCTCAAACGAAGCTTTGGAAGATCCTATCCGCAATTTAGAATCATGGTTGCAAGGTAAAGTCGTTGAAAAATTTGCAAGAGCAGAAGCAACCTCTTTTATATCAGGTAATGGCATTACAAGACCAAAGGGAATATTAACTTATTCAGCATGGACTTCAGCAGGGGTTTATGAAAGAGAAAAATTAGAACAAATCGCTTCAGGCTCTAGTGGAGCATTTACAATTGATGGTTTAATTAATATTCAAAATAGTTTACTAGAACAATTTCAATCTAATGCGATTTGGATGATGAATAGGTCTTCTTTTGGTTCGATTCTCAAGCTAAACTCAGCTAATAGTTATCATTTTCTGTCTTTGCAACCATCTAGCCAAAAGCAAGGAATGATTGAATTGTCTTTGCTAGGAAAACCAGTTGTATATGCAAGTGATATACCAATTCCAGCGGGGAACGCTTTAAGTGCTATTTATGGCGATTTTAGAGCGGGATATAAAATTGTTGATAGAGTTGGCATTAATATTTTGCGAGACCCTTATTCAGTCGATGGTTTTGTAGTTTACAAGACTTATAAGCGTGTAGGTGGAGCTGTTCAAAATTATCAAGCGTTAAAAATACAGAAATTAGGTTAAGGAGTCAAAATGTCTTATTCAGATTTAAAAAATTCAATTCAATTAGCCACTAGTGGTATATTCACCTTGAGCGGTACAACCCCAGCTAAAGGCAATATTGTAGATCGTACAGGATTTGGCAATGTTACTTATACTTTGATTACTGGAACAGTAACAGACGCTGGAACTGCAGACGGCTTTAGCACAGAGATTCAGCATTCTGACACAACCGCAGATACTGATTTTACAGCGGTTGCAAGTAGCGATTTAATCGGCTTAGAATCAGCCTTGAAAGTAACCGCTGACACTGCTGATTCTATCCCAATTGGTAGTATTGGTTATAAAGGCTTAAAACGCTATGTCAGAGCCGTTACTACTGGTACAACTGGCACTAATGCTGTTATAGCTGGACAATGGATTAAATCCGCTCCAGATTTACAAGCTGTTACCCCTGTGATTGCCCCTAATATAGCCGCTACTTAATAACAAATTATGAAAATTAAAATGTTAAAAACCTCTCTAGGTGCAGATGATGGGATTCATATAAAAGAGTATATTGAAAATGAAATATATGATTTATCTGAATCTCTTTGCGCTTGTTTTTTAAATGCTAACTTGTGTGAGTTGGTTATTGAAAAAGAAGAAAAGCCACCTTTTGAGACCAAAGAAGAAAAGCAAAAAATAAAAACTAAATGAAGACATTAGCAATAATTACTCAACCGTCTGTAGAACCGCTGACATTGCAAGAAGCAAAGGACTTTTTAAAAATTTCTGATGCTTCGCAAGATGTTTATTTAACCTCGTTAATAACCGCAGTTAGACAGGCTATTGAGCATTATTGCTGTTCTTCTTTTATTTCTCAAGTTTTGCGATTAACTATAGATTATTCTGATTTATGTAATGAGTTGGCATTGTGGCAAGGTCCGGTAAGCTTAATTAGTTCTTTTAAAATTTTTGATTCTGAAAATATTGAAAGTACCATAAGTAATACTATGTATTTTTTACATGATGATTATTTATATTTAAACCAGAATTTTTCTATTGATATTACCCTCAGAGAAAAAGCAAGTATACAAATAACTTACACTGCGGGCTATGGTGCAACCGCTTTAAGTGTACCCAAAGCAATAAAACAGGCTATTTTAGAGCAAATTGGTAGTATCTTTTATTGCAATCAAGAGGGGTCTATGAAAATATTATTAACAGATAAAGCTAAAGTATTAATTGACTCTTATAGATTGATTAGGTGGGTATAATGGCGTGTTTTTGTTTCCACAAATTAGCAACTAATATAATAATCATTGAACAGCCTTTAAATACTGTAAGTGATATTGGCACGCCAATAAAAACATGGTCTACTTTTAGCACAACTAGCGCATTTATTGAGCCAAAACAAGTTAAAGAAATATTTGAAAATGGGCAATTGATAACTAAAAATTATTTTAAAATAATAATAAGATATAATAGTTTGATAATGCCAAACATGAGAGTTAATTCCCAAAACAAAAATCATAATATAATTGGTATCAGACACCTTTATACTGATTTAAAAACCTTGGGTAAACATTACACCGAATTAACCGCCGTAGAGGGAGAGATAAGCTAATGGCTTTAGAAACATTTGATGATTTAGGCATAGCTTTATTGACTGATAAAATCATTGCAGTCAGAGAGGGTAGCCCTGATAATAGCGGTTATTTGACAGCTCAGTCTTTAGTAACATTAGCACAAACAGAATTAAGCCCCAGTGATCAAATTATTATTAATGATATAACCGATTTACAACCTTATTTAACTGCGGGGGAGTATGTTATACCAACAAATAAAGGTTTTTGTTTTACTAAGGATATTATTTTAAATTATCCTATTAAACTGCCAATTATAACTAATTATGCCGATCCTTCTACCGCTTTTACTTCGATTGTGGGCGGTGGTATAGGGGGTAATGGTTATATTAAAATAATTTACACTGGATCGGGGGCATTTATAAGGGGTACTTATTCCCCAGGTTTAGTTCTCGAAAAATTAAATTTTGTTAGCACAAATCCACTTAATCAATTATTTAATATTGCTAACGGCTCAAATTCAGCCTTGTGGGCACCCACTTTTATCATTTCAGATTGCTTTATATATAATTATTCAGATTGTGGATTTATCGAAGGTTTTAATTTAAGTGCTGGTAATAAAATTGCATTTATTGGTTGTGGAAAAGGTATTAATTTTCAAAATTTTGCAAGTTTAGGCATGGGCATTATTAGCTGGGCAAATGGGCAAAATTTAAGCTTAAGTTATGCCATTAAATTAACTGGTTTGATAGGTCGGTTTAGTATTGCAGACCCCACAACGGGCATTACTCAAACAAACGAGAGCCTTATTTGGATTGACAATAATATAATTGCAGAAAGAATTTTCTTGATAGGTCTGTCAATCACAGGTACTGGGCGGCTTTTCCACGCATCGGGCAAAAATCAAGATAGTCCAGAGGTAGTATGCTATTTTTGCCCGCCTTTTCCAGACTCTAACCCCGTAGTTTTTGCAACGAGTACTACCGAAACACTCACTACGATAGGCTCGGCTAATGTTTTTACTCATGTCGTTTTGCCCGCAGGCGGTTATACAGACCGATTAATAAAGCGATTTAGCAAAATTGAAAATACTAACGGAAGTGGAATATTTGATGTTTTAAAATATGATGGCATTGAATCAGTAGATATTAATATAGTATGTCAATTGACAGCTAGAGCAGTTTCTGGATCTCCAACAGCTCGACTTGCTTTAAATTTAAATGGAACTGCTTTAAGTTATACTGGGTTTCCCACCATTTTAGCGGCAACTAATACTCCTTTAAGAACCGAGGGTATTTTAACATTGAGAGGGGCTTTAAATGGTACTTATACTCAAACGGGTACTAGTGTTACTTTAACTTTTAATAACAAAGATTTAAATGGTAATCCTTTACATATAACAGGGGAAAAACATTATATAAAAATTAATTCTGGAACAGGTTTAAGTGGCATATATACAATAACATCTCACACGACGACAAGTATTACTTATACATCGGGTACAGCTCTCACCACAAGCGGGAATGCTTCGATACATGATATATTAAAGATAGACATAGAAAATCAAAGTGCGGCAACTAATATAAATACCTCAAATATAAACTTACAATTAATACTATAATGGCTAGCAAATACAAAAACTTAGAACAAAAAATTTACAAAGAAGTAAGAGGCGCATTAAATGGGATTGCGCTATCAATGGCTAATGAATGCCGTGCAAAAATGGCTCAAGTAAGCAATGGGCGTGTTTATGGTAAACATACAGCCTCAAAATCAGGCGATTACCCAAATATTGATACTGGTACTTTAAATAATGCTATTTTTAATGATTTGGTCTCTAGTGAATTAATCGCTAGATTCGGGGTTAGAGGGAATATACCTTATGCCAAAATGTTAGAATATGGAACTAGTAAAATGGAACCAAGACCATTTATAAAGCCAACTTATGACAAGTATAAAAATAATATAGTTCCCGCCGTTGATAAGGCCATAAAGAGGGCAATAAATGGATAGTACAATAGCAAGTTTGAAAGGAGTGAGAAATAAATTAATTGCAAATAGTGCATTAATTGCATTAGTTGGTAATAAAATTTATAATAAAGCTCCTCAAGAAACAATTTATCCTTTTGTTAAGATGTCAATAAATACAGAATTAAGTCCAGTGATAAATAATAGTTCTCAAGTTTTTACTCACATTTTGAGGTGTCAAGCTTGGTCTCAAATATCGCTAGAAGAGGCAATTAATATTAGGAGTGCTATTTTTAATGCTTTACATAGGCAATCTTTAACTCTTGACAGCCCTTTTAAATTGATAGATTGCCAAGTTAATACTTTATTGGATGCTTTCTTGGAAAGCGATGGCAAAACTTATCAGAGTGTTATTGAGTTTAAAATTAGTGTAAATTCTTGAAAAATTTGCTTTAATTGATAATGTACACTTACTTTTAATTAATTAAATGGCATTTACTCAAATTACTAGCACGACTATAAGTGCTTATTTTACTACTAAAAACTCGGGCAAAGACGCTCTTGATGGGATTGCATTAGATGAAACTAACGGCAATACTATCCCTTATAATTCCAATATGACTTTAGTTATATCTAATGGAGACGCTACAGACTCTAATACTGTTACTTTAACTTCTCAGAGCGATAGTAACGGACGCAGTCAAACAAAAACTTATACTATTGCGGCGGGTAAATTTGCAATTATTCCCCCTCTTGATTCATTGTTTGCTAGAGATGGAAAAATTGAATTAACTATTGCTGGACTTGGTGATTCTTTAAAATTAATCCCTACAATATTTTTACCTTAGGAGACATAAATGGCAAGTAGAGACAAGGGCTGGCAGCCCTACATGGAAATTTCTGGAGATGGTGGAGTCAATAAGTATGAAATATTAGAATTAACTTCTATTTCACGCCCTAACAGCCCTCAAACTCAAGAAATTAGAACGATTAATAATAGAGGACAACTAGAAACAGAATTAACCTCTATTGATGGCGCTTTTGAAATTGAAGGAAATTATTCAGTTGATAATTATTGCAATACCATCATGGAAAGCGCAAATAAACAACTATCTGAATTAATTGTTTATTTTTACCCCGATCGGGATCGTGTTGAGAATTATATAATTTCAAGATGTATTCTGACTGATTATTCATTAGATTACGCTCCAGATGATGTTGCTAAATTTAGCGCAACTTTTTCTGTACAGGGTAAACCTCAATTTGTGGGGGATGTAGGATAACATGAGTTTCACCGCCTTAAATTTTAAAGAAAAAGAATTTAAACTCAAATGTAGCCACAAAGCCCTTGCAATGATTCAATCGCACTATGGTGTATATAATGTTTCTGAAATTTTTAATACTATTTCAGACCTCGTTAATAAAGCCGAAATTGATTATATACTTTTTGCTTTTTTGCAAAGTTTTCACAAAGAGGATTTTGCGGAAATTGAAAAAGTTAAATCTTTCTTCTTTGATGAGGACTGTGATTTGAAAGAATATTTTGAATCAGTGAAAATATTATTAGAAGGTATACAATCAGAATTTTATCGTTCACTTGGTAATGCTGACAATACTAATAGTACTGAGGTAAAAGAAACTAAATCTAAAAAAAAGACTCTACCTTAAACGACTCGATGAAAGAGGCTTTTAGAGTCGGTTTAAATTATAGCGAATGGCTAGAAATAAGCCCTATCGAGTTATCCTTAGCTTGTGAGGCTTATATTGAAGAAGAAGAAAGAAAAATGGATTTTTTAGCTAGAATAATTACTGGAAAGAGTATTTTAAAGAAAAAAGAATCTATCAATCAATCTTCAAGAACTGAAATAATTAGTTTTTTTAAAGGATTAGCAAATAAATAAAAATGGCAACACTTGATGAATTAGTAGTATTAATTAAAGCAAATTCCTCTCAATTTGAGAGCGAGTTGAGTAAGGTTAGTGCAAAACTTGATTCGTTAAGTAAAAAAAATGAAAAGGCTCAAAAAAGCTTACAAGACGCTTTTAAAGACTCTTCTAAGCGTGCAAATTCTTTAGAGACTGGAATTAGCACGCTAGGAAGTGTTTTAGGTGGTTTGACTAATCCTGTAACACTTCTGACTGCGGGCATTATAGGCATGGGCAAAGCCTTTTTAGACTTGGGAACTAATGCCTTTAATGCGATTAAAGATTTAGAGCAGTCAGAGTTTGCAATGGCTTCATTAATTGCCTCTACTACTCGATTTAAAGATGAATTAGGTAAACCTGTAAAATTTGAAGAGGGTTTTAAATACTCCTTAGATAAGAGTAAAGGATTAATTGATAAATTCCAAAAAGATGCCGCCCAGTTAAGTTTAATTGAGACCTCTGATTTAACCGCTGGCTTTCAGGCTGGTGGAGCGTCTTTGGGCGGTTTAGGCATTACAAGTATTGAAGACCAAGCTAAAGCAATTGAAATGCTTGTGGGTAGCATGAAATTGTTAAAACCCCAAGCCAAAGAGGCGGAAGCCGCTTTTGAAGTTAGAAACATATTGCAAGGTGATTTTGGTAAAACTCAAAGCGATTTAGCTCGTTTTGCAAAGACAACGGGGCAAAGTACCAAACAACTGGAAGAACAATACAAACAAGCGCAAAAAACAGGCACTGGGCTTCAATTTTTGACTAAAATTTATGGCGGTTTATATCAAAGTTTAAAACTTTCTGAAAGCACTTTAGGCAATCAAATAAGTATTTTATCTGACTTCGGAACGAGGGCTTTACAAGCGATAGGCGGCAATTTTATCGAGCCTATGAAAAACTTAATTAAAAATGCCTATCAAGGTCTAGCGGGCGGGGACACATTCTCGGCTGAAACTTTAAATACTTTTAAATTAATTGGAGATGGTTTTAAAAATATAATAATTGCAATAACTCCTTTGGTTGCTCCTTTAATTGAGACAGTTAAGCAAATTATGGCTTTATTGAGTGGGTTAGCAAGTATATTATCAGCCGCACTAATGCCAGTAGTGCAATTATTAGCTAGTTCGCTCCAAATTATTAATAATGTATTAAGCCCATCAATTGCCTTAATTGGGGGACTGGGTAATGCTTTAATGGGCTTAAGTTCAGCTTTTAGTGGAGTTATGGGTAATACCGACAATTTTACAAGCTCGACTATGCAAGCCTTGACAGGGGCGACTGCTTTTGGAGCTTTTATTGGTGGCCCATGGGGTGCATTAATTGCTTTGGGTGTGCAATCAGTGGCTTTGCTTGTGCAAAATATCCAAATGTTACCTCAAACTTTACAAAAAGTCGGTACTGATTTTGCGGCTAACGCTCAATTAATGAAGGATAATATGGTTAAAATGGGAATGACGGCTCAAGAAGCTGAATCTCATTTTAGAGAAATGAGCGGTGGAATTGAAGACGTTTTAGCCAAATTAAGCACTAAAACGGCTTTATCAGTTGATGAAATGGATAAACTTTGGTCGTCTGGTGTTTTGGCATGGCATCAAAAGCTTGTAATCGGAACGGGCGCATTATTTAGCAGTTGGCAAAATTTTTGGGGAATAACCTTAAATTTTACAATGCAAATGATTAATAAAATTTTGGCTGAAATAGCTCGGCTGGCCTTGAAAGCGGAAAATTCTATTAATGGCATATTTGCAAAAGTAGAAGGTCTTTCTGGCGGCGTGATCAAACTTGGCAAGGTTGAGTTTGGAACTAATTTATTAAAAGAGTCCAAAGCCCGTGCTAATGAGTATGGTGCTAAGGCTAGTAAGTTTTTTACGGATGGTTTTAATAAAACTTTGCAAGCTAAAGCCCCAAGTAAAAAATTATTTGAATTGCCAAATCTAGGCGGTGGAGCGGGAGGAACTGATAAAGCTAGAAAAGGTAGTAAAGCTAATAAAGATGGTTTAGCAGATGACCGATTAAAAGCCCAGCAGTTAGCAATTGAAGGTAATGCTTTAAAACAACAAGGTTTGATCTTGGATGGTATTTTAAACAAAAAAAGAGAATTAGCGGCGATTCAAGCTCAATTAAATGCTTTAACCTTGCAGAGTGCGAAAAATGAAGCAACTGGTGAGATTAATAATGCTAAAATGGGCTTAGAACAAGAACAGGCATTAGCTGGGATTGCTCTAAGACAACAAGAATTAGAATTAGCTAAAGCAAAAGGTTTAATTAGTGATAAAGAATTTACTACCAAACAAAGTCAATTAAACTTAGAAAAAATCGCTTTGGAAGGGCAATTTGCAAATAAGCAAGCCTTCTTAAATTTAAGCACTCAGGAACAATCAATTAATGCAAAAAATGCTGAAATACAAGCCCAAATAACTCAATCAGTCAAAGAAGCGGGTTTAGCACAATACGAAAAATTAGCAAATCTAGATATAGAAACCCAAAAAGTTTTTAGCCAAATAACCGCTTATCAAGGGCAGGCTGATAAGATTGATGAAATTCAAAAATTAAATAATGAGCTTGTCAAGTTAGACCAAGAGCGCAAAACGCTTGTAGGAGAGGTTAATTTAACTTTAGGGGATAAGCTTGCAAAGTATCAAACAGAGCTAGGCTTGAATGATATTCAGCTTGCAAAAATGAAAGAATTGTATAATATTGAATTGCAAAGAAATAATTTAAAAACTCAAACTCAGACCAATTTGGAGAATATAAACACTTTAACTAAACAAAATACAAACTCTATGCAAGGCTTAAAAGACCTAGCCAAAGGCTTTGCGGATACTTTGGTAGGGGCATTTGAAAATGGAAAATTTCAGGCTGAAAAGTTTTTTACTGGTTTGTTAAAAATGTTAGGTGATTTTGCAATTAAGGCAGTGGAAACCTTATTTAGTGGAGCTGGTGGCGGTGGTAAAGGCGGTTTATTTAGTTCCTTAACTAGTGGTTTTGGTGGTGGAAATGACCCATTAAAAGGTTTTAGTGCTGGTGATAAAAGTTTTAGGAGCAGAAATGACGCTTTTTCTTATGCCTCGTCTCAAGGCCTAGGAGCTGAATCTGTGCAAGCAATTACATCTTTAAATGGCAATTTAAAAATATTAGACACCAACTGCGGGATAACTGCTAGAGAAATGGCTGGAGTTGGTGGAGCGTCTTTTGATTTGGGCGGTATATTTAAAGGTTTTGGTCAAGGTATCCAGAGCATAGTATCTAATATTAGTGGTTTTATATCTAATATTTTCCAAAATATTGGCGGAGCAGTTAAAGGGGCGGCTAGTGGAATTGGTAACTTTTTTAGCAGTTTTGTAGGATCTTTGGGTAAAAGTGGGGGCGGGTTTGCATCGGGGGGCTATGTCTCAGGCGGTGGAACTAGTACCTCCGACAGCATTCCCGCTTTTTTAAGTAATGGTGAATTTGTGATGAATGCCGACAGTGTTAAAAAATATGGTTCTTTATTACCTTTATTAAATTCTGGTAAGTTTAAAGGCTTTGCTGATGGTGGTATAGTTGGCTCGGTGAGCGGTAAACCAAAGATGACTAAAATAGTTCCAAGTATGAATAATAATAAACAAGCAAGTAATAATACTATTATTAATATTAAAGCTATGGATTCCCAAGATGTCATACAAGCTCTTTCCAAGAAAGAAACGAGGCAATATTTAAATAATGATTCAAGCAGAAGTTATCAAAAACAATCAAATAGGGCTTTTAATCGCTCTACTTACGAATTTGCGAGAGGTACTTAATGACTAGAATTTTTACAGAATTTACTGAGTTAGTTGATAGTATAAGCTTTGAACATCGAACCCTTACAGCTGTTACTAGGTCAATCAGTGGCATTAGGCAATCTTTGAGTTATGGCGGCGGCTTTTGGTATTTAAAATGCACCTTAAGAAATACCAATTTTGAAACAAGTAAAAAAATAGCTTCTTTTTTTAACTCACTAGAAGGGCGTACAGAGATTTTTAAGCTTTACTTGCCAAGCCATTTTCAGAGCATGGTTTATAGCGATAGTATAATAATTGACGGCGCAAATCAAATAGGAAAAAATATTAACGTGAAGGGAATAACCGCACTCAATCAGGTTATTCTGAAACAAGGGGATTTTGTAAAATTTGATAATAGTAATAAAATATACCAAGCAAGAGAAGATTTAGTTAGTAATGGTATTGGGAAGGGTGTTTTAAAGCTCCATATGCCTTTAGTTGGTAATTTGCCTAATGATAATAGTCATGTTTTAATACACCCTTATTTGCTTGACTGGTATGTCGCTTTAGGCTCTGATACTTTGAGCTGGGATTTAGATTATTTTTCTAGATCAGCTTTTGAAATTGAACTAGAAGAGGTGTGGAATTAATGCGTAGACTTTTAGAACCAGCTCTGCAAGCTTATTTAGCAGACCCCCGAAGGAAAATAAAAACCGCTTTTACTATTGAGGCTTTATTTCCAGATGGTTGGGTTTATCTCACTACGTGCGCACGTTGGCTAGAATGGAATAATATTGTTTACGTACCAACCGCAACTTTGGCTATTGAAGGGGTTAGCCAAAGTTTAACACTTGCCAACGATGAAAATAATATATCTTTGAGTGGAATACCTTTAACTTACAAAAGTTTGGTTTTAACTCAAAAATATACAGGCAATCCATGCATTATAAGACAAGGTTTTTTTGATTTTGAGACAGATCAATTAATTGGTAATTTACTCCAAATACATAAAGGCAATATAAATAATATGACATTTACAGACGATCCAGTCGCTGGAACTAGCACGATTGTTTTGCCTATAAGTTCTATTTTTGCAAGATTTAATGATAAAAACAGTATGAAAACAAATCCATCAAGTCATAAAAAACTATTTGCAAATGATACTATATTTGATCAAGTTCCAAGTTTGACGGACAAGGTTGTAGAATTTGGTAAACTATAATTATGCAAAATTTTATAAATGACTGGCAACACAAAAAATTTGAATGGGGTATTGCAGATTGCTATACTTTTACACGAACTTATATTGATTTTAAATTTTCTGAAAATAATTTACCCATACTTGAGTATAACAATTTAAAAACAGCCGTTTTATTAAATAAAAAATACTCATGGATTGACGAAATAAAAAAGAATTTTAAGTTTGAAATAATTAATAAAAATTTTGAAGATGGTGATTTATTGATAGTTGATGATGATTTTCAATGCGCTCATTTATACTATAATAATCATATATACTCTTTTGATCCAGAATTGAACTTTGTATCAATCAATGTCGGTGTTGTAAAGCCGCAAGCCATGATTAGATTGAAAGGATTATTATAGTATGCCTATGTTAATAGTTCCTTTGGTGCAGGCTTTGGTAGTTGCCCTTATTACAACAGCTATTACGATGGCAGTGGGCATGATTACAAAATCGCTAACAAAAAAGAAAAAAACTCCAGCCAGAAAAGCGGGTAATAAAGCCCAAGAGAATAAACAAAATATCACGGAAACAACAACCGATTTACCTATTATTTATGGACGGTCTCGGATTGGGTGTAGTCAAGTATTTATTTCGCAAAAATTTGCTTATGCTGGTACTACCACCCGATGGGAACAAGGACAAGAAATTGAATTTGACACAAGGGGCGAATATTTATATATAATAGCGGCTATCTGTATCGGGGAAATTGATGATATAGAACAAACTTATATCGACGGTATACCTATCACAAATAAAAAATTTAGCAATGGATATAGAAATAATTTAACCTTTAGTTGGTCTTTTGCAGAGCCTAACCCAATCACTTTAACTACTGTTGATGTTCAGGCGGCCTTAAGAAGTTATCGAAGTAACTACTATTTATTAAATCAAGGATATGTTTATGATTCCACGCAAAATGTTTTAAAAAAAGCAATAAGTTATCAACCAAAAAGATATAGATTATCCCTTATCGTTGCTGGCAAAAAAAATCAAATTATATCTTTTGTTGGTGGTACTCAATCAATCAATTTGCAAAATGCAGGATATGGTAGTAAGCAATATATATTAGAATATTTAAAAGATAACGGTGCCATTGTTATTGTCGGCCAAGGAACAGTTAATTTAACCCAAGATAATGCCGATTTTACTCAACCAGTAAATAATAATTTGACAATTACTCAAAATAGTTATTTAGCATCAAAGTATTTGCAAATTGAAGAAAAAAAAGGAACTTTAACTCAAACAGCTAATAATTATTGGTTGGCTCAAGGTGTTCCCTATTATACAGATAATGCACGGGGTAAAAATGTCGCTTTATGTTACTTTAGAGGATTATTAAGAACCGCTGGCCCTGATATTGATAAAGCCCCCTTGCAAGGCATACCTGTTTTAACTTTTGATATTAGAGGCAAAAAAGTATTAGACCCTCGTACAAATTTTAAAGTTTATAGTAATAATCCTATATTGTGCTTGCTTGATTATATGCTTGACAGCTTGTATTATGGCTGTAAAATCGAATTGGAAGATGTAGATTTAGATAGTTTTATTGAAGAAGCTAATCATTGCGATGAGTTAATAACCGCTCAAGATGGTATTACTCAAATAAAAAGATATGTAATTAACGGCGTAATTGATACGACTAATGAAACTATTGATAATATAATTGATATTTTAGAAGTATGTAATGGAACTTTATTTAATGATTTTGGGAAGTGGAAAGTCTATATTGAAAAGCCCGAGACCTCTGATTGGGTCTTTAATTTAGACAATATGATTGGTTCGGTATCAATTACAACTGGAGAATTTAGAAGTAAAATAAATACTATTCATACTACTTTTATTAATGAAAAAACAAACTGGGAAGGTGATGTTATAACTATCACAAATGATATATTTGTACAACAAGATTTAAATAAAGTCTTTGATACAGAGCTACAATTGCCGTTTACCAATGATTATGATCATGCTTATTATTTAACTTTGTTTAAACTAAAAAGTGCAAGATTAGATAAACAAATTACATTTACCACTTTTTGGGACTCCGTGGAATTACTACCAGGCTCAGTAGTATCTATTGATAGAGCTGATTTAGGCTTTAATAATAAACTTTTTCGAATAAAAGAAATTGAGCCAGATAATGAAAACGGGCTTTTAAAGATAGTAGCGAGTGAATACGATGATGATGTTTATAATAACCTTAATATTGACCCAGAGGCCAACAATATAATATCTGGATTAGCTAGTGCTTTTGATGTGGAACCGCCAAGCAATGTACAGGTTAAACAAACTTTTGAATTCGATGTAAATAATAATTATTATACTCAAACTCGTTTTGAATGGACTCCAAGCCCGTCAATTAATATCAGAAATTATACTTTAGAATATAGAACATTTGGATGGGGCGATTGGGTCAAGCTAGGCACGGCTCAAAATACAACCGTGATATTTAATAATATACCAACTGGATTATATGATTTTAGGATTAAAGCAACTAATGATATAGGAGCCGATTCTGAATATTATGAAGAAATTATTGAAATTTTTGCACCCACTGCCCGCCCTCAAGATGTAACTAATTTTAATATAGGCTCGTCAAGTAATGAGTTTGTTTTAAGATGGAATTTAGTACCAGAGGTCGCAAATAATGGATTTTATATTATCAGACATACTCGCAATTTAATAAGTCCGACGTGGAATGATGTTTTGACTTTTGAAATTATAGTACCAGGTTATCAAACTTCGATTACAACCAGCCAAATAGATGGTACTTACATGATTAAAGCGGTTAATTCGGCGGGTTTAATGAGTGTAAATAATGCTAATTTGACCCTTGATAGCCCTTATGATTCTGAGTATGTTTTAATCCAAAGTATTTCAGAAAATCCTTCTTTTTCTGGCGAAATTTTAAATTATCCTATTAGCTTAACCAATATTTTACAATGGAAAGGTGAAGACCTTCTCTGGAAGGGGCAAAACTTGCAATGGACTGAAGATATTGGCATTCAGTCAATGTCTATAAATAATGGCATTTTAAGTTTGAGTAATACTTTAACTTGGGATAGCTTAGATCAAGATATAACTTGGGATCAATTTGATCCATCCTTAACTTGGGACAGCTGGAATAATTCCAACGTTTTGATCGGAGTTTATAATTTTGCAAATGGACTCGATTTAGGCGGTGTTTATAAAATTGTTTTGGAAAAAAATATAATTGCCACAAGTTTTGATTCCACGGGCACAACTTGGGATCAGCTTGACTCTAGTTTGACTTGGGCGCAATTTGACCAAAACCAAAGCTGGGATCAATACGATGGCAATATTGCAGACGCTCCTAGACTTTATTTATATGTTCGTTATACCCGAGACAATCCTAGTAATAGCCCATCGTGGACAGAATGGCAATTATTAACTAAAAATGAATTTGTTTGCCACGCTTGTCAATTTAAATTAGAAGTTATCAGCCCAATTAAAACAACTAATATTTTAATTTCTGGATTAAGTATAAAAGTTTGGATGCGGTCGAGAGTAGATCAGGTCAAGGTTTTATATGATACCGAAAATCAAAATATTTTATTTAATAAACCTTTTTATCAATTGCCCGCTACAACTTCGATTACAATTAATAATCCAGATAATGGTGATTATACTAGCTTTAACCTGCTAACTGAAAGCGGTTTTAATGCTAATATTTATGATAGTAATAATCAGATAGTATCAAGAATGATAACTAGTACAACTTACGGCGTAGGAGAGCGCATTATATGAGTCAAGTCGATTATACTATTAACAGTAATGAGCCTATTGTAAATGTTCGTACTGATATTATGGCATTTGCTCAAGCCATTTTAACGCAAAATAGTGGGAATACAGCTCCTGTAGTCAAATATGAGGGTATGTTTTGGGCGGATACTACTACCAATTTATTAAAGCAGTGGCATGACCCTAATTGGTTAATTATTTCTGAGTTGAATAAAGTTGGTAATTTATCAGTAAATGCTGGCAATCCTAATGGCGCAATTACTGGCTTGTATGAAGGACAACCTCTTTATGATACCTTAAATAATATTCCTTGGTATTATTCTGGAAGTGGTACATCTTGGTTTACTTCAAATGGTACAGCTTCTCTTGCAGTAACTAAAACAGCTAATTATACAGCTACTACAGCGGACAGTATAATATTATGTGATGCCACTTCTGGAAATATCACAATTACACTATACACAGCGGTGGGAAATGCTGGGCGTAAATTAACAATTATAAAAACAGATTCTTCGACTAATACTGTAACTATTGATGGAAATTCTACAGAAACAATAAATGGAGCATTAACTCAAGTATTATTTACTCAGCACAGCACTTTAACTTTAGTGTCTAATGGCACTAACTGGCAAATTGAAAATGGACAATTAAACCGAGTTTTACTTAATGAAACAGTAGTTAGCTCAGCCGTAGCAAGTGTAAATTTTACTAGTTTGATTACATCAACATTTAAAAAATACACAATAGAGTTAATCAATATAATCTCTGTTACAAACGATGTCAATTTGCTATTAAGGACAAGTTCTAATAATGGCTCTAGTTGGGACGCAGGTACTGGATATAGTACTCAAGGCTTACTCGTTGCTTCTACTACTGGTACTAATTCAGTTAATTTATGCAACCCCGCTTACAGTGCAATACTGCTAACACTAGACGCTGCTACAGGCAGACTTGCTAACAGTGCGACACGAGGAGGCTTAAATAGTACAATTGATTTGTATAACCCTTCTTCCACAACAGCTATAAAACATTTTAAATATTTAACAGCCTATTCCCCTTCTGGAACTACCTCTTACACTATCTATGGTGGTGGAACAAGACAAACGACTTCCGCAGTTAATGCTGTGCAAATCATTTGTTCTAGCGGAAATATTGCATCTGGTACTCTCAAACTTTATGGAGAAAATTAAATAAAATGAAAAAATTAGTAAATGGTGTTTTAGTTGATATGACAGAGGCTGAGATAGCCTTAAGACAAGCTGAAGAACAAGAAGAAGCAAGCAAAGACAAAAGGCCGCTTGCAATGGGAACAGATTTAATAAAATTTATTAATCTAACTACAGAAACATCTTTAAACGACGATCAAGCCTTTATGATAGTATCTAAATTAAAAGATTTTATGATTTATTGCGAACAGGGGCGTTGCAATCCTTTTACACGCTCAACTTTTAACAATACTTTAAAAACTTTAGATACTGTTTTTAAAAACGAGCAAAAAGAATTAATAGTTGGTTTAGTTAATCAATGGGCTAATAGTGTACATTTTAAGCCTGAATAAAAATTATGAATACTTGGCCATCAAAATATTTTACTGAAAAAGAATTTTTGCGTTCAAATACTTTACCAAATAATACTTGGGATAAGCCAGAACATAGATTAAATGCCCTTTTTTTTATATCAAAACTTGATATTATCAGAATAGAATTAAATTACGCTATAAGCATTACAAGCGGTTATAGATGCGAAAAGCTGAATGGAATGGTTGGCGGTGCAAAAAATTCAGACCATAAAATAGGATTTGCCGCTGATTTAATACCAGTTTATAGTAATGTCAGTATCAGAGAGTTTTATAAACAAATTTTAGAAGCAATGATAAAACATGAAATTGAATGGAATCAATTAATATATGAGCGCAATAAAGGCACTGAATGGGTGCATTTAGGTATTAGGCAAATTGGCAATAAAAAAGAAGTATTTAATATAATAAAATAAAAATAAACTATTATAAAAAAAAATATTGTGCAATAATAAATTAATTGTTTATTATAAATAAATAGATGGAAACAAAAGAATTTCATCCGTTAATTTTGCTGGAAACACTAGATAAATACTATGTTTGTGGCAATGGCAAAAAAATGAAAATGGGCTTGTATCAATGCTTTTGCGGGAAACAAGTAGAAAGGCCAATTTTTAGAATCAAGAGCACAAAACAGCGCAGTTGTGGCTGTTTAATTGGCTCTAAATCAGCAAAAAAACCCAAGCAAAATGTAGGTGATTTTAAAAAAGAAGTACCTTATACCCCTCGCACGTTAATTTTAATATTTTTACAAAATCCATTAGTACAAAATATTAAAAATTTACAAAAGTTGAAAAATTTATACTATCAAATCTTTGAAGATATAATAACAGATACTTTACTGGAGGAACTAAAAAAACGAATATGAATAAAATATACTATCCATTAAATGATAATATTGGCTCAGTGCAATTGGTAGACAGTGTCGGAGATGATGCTGGAATAGTTAATGCCGCCCGTGTGAGCTTTGGCAAAAGAATAGACAGTATTGCAGACAAAGACCGAAAACTTATAAAATACTTACTGGAGCATGACCACGGTACACCGTTTGAGCATAATAGCTTAACCTTTTTAGTTAAATGCCCTATCTTTGTAGCCCGTCAATGGTTTAGGCATAGAATAGCCAGTTTTAACGAAATTTCGGGGCGTTATGTCGAAGTGAAAGAAGAATTTTATATTCCGCAAAATTTCAGAAAACAAAGCGAAAATAATAGACAAGCAAGTGTTGATGAGTATGTGGAAAACATCGAAAGATATGATCCGAATAGCCCTAAAGCAAATCAATCTAATCAATATGGTTGTTTTATGCACTCGCCAAAAGCTTTAGTCAGAGAGCATTACGAGGCAAGTTTTACTTTATATCAAGAATTATTAGAAGCTGGTGTTTGCCGTGAACAAGCCCGTGCAGTGTTACCATTAGCTACGTATACTGAATATTATTTTACTTGCAATTTAAGAGCTTTATTGCATTTTATCAAGCTTAGAGACCACGACGGGGCGCAATGGGAAATACAGCAGTATGCTAAAAGTATAAAAGAAATAGTTAAAGAAATATTCCCAGAAACTTTTAAAATAATAGAAAATGGCTAAATCAATTAAAACCCGCAATAATGGAACAATGACCGAGGCGGCCTTTTGGGGCTGGATTCGCAGTGGATTAAGAAATAGATCAATCTATTGGAAACCAATTAACGAATGTTTAAATTTAGCTAAGAGAAAAAGCCAAAGTACTAGCAATAAAAGATTAAAATTTGAATATCAGTGTAATAGTTGTAAAAATTGGTTTGCCCGCAAAGAGGTAGAAGTAGACCATATAGTGCCATGTGGTAGTTTAAATAAAGAGACGGTAGCAGTTTTTATTGAGCGTTTATTTTGCGAGGTAAACCACTTGCAAGTACTTTGTAAAAATTGCCACCATTCTAAAACCCATAATAAGCAAAACCATGATTAATACAGCGTTTACGGATACTTTTTTAAACAGCAAAACGGCAAACAAACAAAAACAAAAAATATTATTATTAATTGGCGGTATTACTCGCAACCTTTATGCTTTTGATGATTTAATAATCAAAAATAATATTAATCAAGTTGGCTACCAGCGTTATTACACCGACGACACGGGCTTAATGGCTTTTGGCGAGTCAAATACTAAATATTTGTATATAAAAGAAATAAATTGTGAAAAATATTTTGATTCCAAACTATTAGCTATATTTTCCAAGCCTTTTTTATTAGGCTTGCCTTTTAGGCTTTGGGACAAATTGGGCGATTATTTTAAGGCAATTTTAAACGAAAAAAAAATGCTTGAAATATCAAATTGTATACAGAATGAAATTGAAGCGGCGCAAAATACTTACGGGCTTGAAGTTGATATTATTGCGCATAGCATGGGTACTTTGTTAGCTTTGGGGGCGCAAGCTAAAGTAAGTGATGTTTATTTATTTGGATCACCGCTAACATCAAAATACAATGTAATAAAACACACAGCCAGCAATCATCTAGCCAAGCATTACAAGCTATCAAGCAAAAATATTTATTATGGCTGGAGTCGTTATGATGTTGTTTGTAGTAGCGCAAGTAATTTTAAGAGTATTGAGTATCATTGCAGTCATGCATTACATGAGTATTTAGCCGAAGCACTCAAAAAAGGAGCGTTATGTCTAAAAAATTAAAACAAGAAAAAGCAATTGGCACTTATAAAAAAGAAGTGGCTTATACTCCGAGAACATTAATTCATTTATTTTTTAAAAACCCTGAAGTGCAAAATATTAAAGACATGACAACTTTAAATAGTTTGTACTTTAGCCAATACGGCGATTATATTACCGAGAGTCTAGAAAAGGAAATCAAGAGGAAAAGATATGTTCGATACTAGAAATGAAGTACCAGTGCTTTATCAAACCTTGGCTAGTTGGTTTGATGACAAGCCGCCAGACTTTATAAAGACCAAAACTATTAGAGCCTTGGAAAGACACGACAAGGCCGAAGGAACTAGAACAAACAAAAGCATAGATTGGTTTAATAGTTTATCAGACGAGCACAAAGCCGAAGTGCGAGAATTTGCTTTAGTGCAAAATCGTTATTTATTGCAAGCTGAACGCAAAAAATTAGCCGTTAAGTTTGGCTTGCCAGAGGGATTATTAGCACAACGTTTAGAATATTTACGGCCTGTTTTAAAGGCTGAGAGACAAAAGGGGCTAAACAATGCTTAAATATAAAACAAAGAAAGCACTAGACGAGGCCAATAGACAAAAAGGTGAACTTGGCCGCAAACAAGCTGGAATTAAATATATTATTGATAGTTATACTAATTTATTTATCAATAATATTCCGCCGTCCGAGTTGATTGATAGTTTGAAGTCGCTGAGTAAGACTTTTGCAGAATTGCGTAATTTATTAATTCGGTTTAAAAAAGAAGAAAAGTATTTAGCTTTAGACTTGCCTAATTTGCTTGTCCGTGATTTGGTATTGCTTTTTATCACTCCAGAAAAAGAATTAGCGCATTTTGACTACAATGAAAAATATAAAAATCATAGTTATACGAAGGAAATAATGGATTCAATAACCGAATTTCAAAATGGAAAGCCATTAAAAGGTTACGGAATAATACTTGATTTGGAAGATGAAATTAATTTGATGTCGCTCTTTGAAGCCGAAGGATTGGTCAAAAGAGCCGACAATGCAATAATGATTTGTAAATGGTTGGTTGATTGTTTACAGCTCAAAATAATAAAACTGGAAGGAGTACAAATATGAAAGATCCAATTACACAGCGTTTGCATGCCAAAATGGAGCGGCAAAAAGAAAAAGGCTTATCCAAGTATGGTCAGTTACTTTCAGAAGCGAATTTAAGCGAGGAAGAACTGATTGAGCACGCTATTGAGGAAACTATTGATAAGTTGTTTTACTTAGAGGCACTGCTGGCTAAAAAGACTAATTTTATAAAATAAAAGTGTGGCAAAATCGGTCAATTGGTAACATAAAAGGAAGGAGACAACATGAAATGATTAAATTAGTATTATGTTTATTGGTAGTTTTACCATCACTGGCCGAGGTTAGAGTTTTTGAACTTGACGAAAATACTAACGCACCAGTTAATATCGGCGGCGATCATTATGCCCAAAAATGCGATTCGCAAAGAACCAAAAGAAGAGCGCACCAATTGGGCTTTATGAGCGATCAAAAAAGGCTAGATATTAATATGCAAACCGCTTGCTATGATGTTTGCAAGGATTTAGCTAGCGGAGAGAGTACAGTATCTTGCATCCGTGAGTGCAATGACCAACAGAGGGAACAACGCAAAGAAGGCTGGGAAAGAGGCAATTCGCTGATTAATGGCTTAAGTCCTTTGTTTTTATTGCTAAAGGCCTTATAAAATGACTCCAGAAGAACTATTTTTTACAAAAGTCCTTCCGC